AATATAGAATCCCTTTGGGACTCCATTGCCATTTATAATCCCATAATCCCTCAACTCTATCCTTTGCTGTTCTGGAAATGAGTTGTAATATGTTCTTGGATGCTCTATTCCAACTGATCTGATGGCATCCCAAATCCTTGTGCCGGCCTCTACTAATGTGAGTATTTCATTGTATTTATCCATCAGTTTAGATGCGATGGGGGTACGTCTCGTTCCACATAGTTCTTAAAGATAACCTTTAGGTCTTCTATTTCATAGATTAGCTCATTGATAACACCATAAGGATCGTAGTGATGAACTAAAAGATTAGCTACTTTCGTAAATAGCAGTGATCTCTTTCTCTCCTTAGTGGCTTTTAGCTTTTTGTAAACATGGTCGGTTCTGGCTAATGTCTCCACGATGCTCATTTTCTCATTATGCAAAAAGACTAAGTCGTCGATATTAAAATCTTCGATTAGTCTCATCCCCCAGCCTACAACGAGGCTGTCCTGTTCATTTATGGTATTCTTTAAGAAGAACGATTTGAAGTGTCGTTCAATCTGATCTTTGGTTATTATCATGCTTTACATTTTATTTCTCCTTCCATAATCATTCATTTAGCAATACAGTATGAACCAAGCGTGGTACCTCTAATGGATTTCTTAATTCATCCTTAAAGTAGATTGTTTGATTAGAAATCCGAATACATAGGTCTTTTAATGCATTATCTATAGTATCTCCATACACCGAATAAGCCCCAATCGAGTTATGGGAATCTTCAAAATCTTTCGTTACGTTATTCAAATAAGCAACAAACCTACGTGCGCCGTTAAAATAGATTTCCTGTACAATAAGTTTTAGATCATTTTCTTTTTCAAAATTAGTTATCTCTATTTTTTGTATTCTACGTATTTCCATAGTCAGTTGTATTTTTCTCTCATCTCGTTTTGAAAATCGCGTAAACTTTTCATTGGCTCGACTCCCATCACATATGTTTGTGTTTGTGAGTCGAAAATTCCCGGAAGTAATAGCATTGAGTTTTTAATTCTTTCATACTCTGTCATCCTACCCCAAATCTCTATTGGCAGATGAAGATTATGATATGACTCTCTTTTCTTTCCAGTCATTCGTATCTCTGTCATAAGGCTTCAAATTCTTTTTCGAGTTCGGTTCTGGATATTAATAACCCTTCAAGGGTCTTTTGATAAAAAGGAAGTGCATCTCTTACTTTGATATATGCTGTAACCATTTTTTCAGGTGTCATTTTTTCATACTTTCTATTTCCTGTGTATATCCAATAATCATGGCATCAATGTCATCTATTTTGTTTTTGAGTGCCAATCCTTTTTCAAAGAATGTCTTTTCCATAGTGTTGTATTTATAACCGTAAAATTTACAGCGACAAATATACTAATGTTTTGCATAAATCGTGCATAAATCGTGCATATATACATGATATATTTTCGTGTTAAAAGCATAAATAATTAAGCACCAAATAATTACTTCGTAGAATCAACTTATATTTATATTTCATTAATACATATTTGTGAATAAATCAGGACTGATCAACCGCAAAAATCGGGATATATTTCAGAAATTTGCACTTTCAAATTCAAAACGCATAATTATACGAAATGGATCCAAATCAAGACGTAAATCAAGATCAGGGCGAAGATCAAAGCCAAGATCAACCCCAAGATCAGGGTCAGATGTCCCCACGGGATCGTCTGCGCCAAAAAATGCAAGCCATAAACCCACAAAAGGATTATGGAAGTGGTGATGATGACATTAATGACATGCTGGACTTACACGACAAACATGAAGCCGCCGCTAATAAATTAGCTGAAGGAATCAAGAAATATCCCGCTATGGCCGGCGTGTTTGGCAGCATGGCCGAAGGAAAGCATCCTTTACACGCTATCGTTTCGGGTTTTGGAAAAGATGTTATGGACATGGATCCAGAATCTGAAGAGTTCGCGAACATAGTAAAGTCACAAGATGAGTACTCACGTAAACAGGAGGACTTAGGAAAGTCAGACAAAGAGTTTCATAAAAACATGGAAGAATCTGGTAAGGTTTTCCAAGAGTTTGCGGAAAGTAAACAAATGGACGACAAAGCCTTTTCTGATTGGTTCCAAAAGTTCTATGAATATTTCGGTGTTCCAATCTTATCCGGCGCTTATAATCTCGAAGTCCTTCAAAAAGCCGACGACGCCATGAATCACGATGACCATGTGGCACAGGCTCAACAAGACGGAATTCAAGCTGGAGTCGTAGCAACAAAGAATGCTAAGATTATAGCAAAAAACAAAGACATGGGTGGTGATAATATTCCATCATTACATGGTTCACCGGCTCCTTCCATTAAACAACCCGAAGCCGAAGGGAAAGGTGATATATGGGATAAATGGGGAAACAGCGGAGTAATGGAAAAGAGTAAAAAAAGAAAGAATTAAACCTAATAATAAATAAATGAAAAAACTATTTAAAGACTATTTTACTAAGGGGAATATTGCTATAATGACCCTTATGATTGTTTGCGCCATCTTTGGTGTGATGGACGGGAGTGCGCTTGCCGCCACTGCCACTGCCACTGATTTTCAAGGATCGACGATGCCTGGCATTCCTAATGAAGTGCCTAATAACACCACAGGATTAGATGCTGGCCTTCAATCGCCCGGAAATACCCTTACCGATGAGCTTGTGCGTAATGAGTCAGATCAAATTGTGTTGAGTGCCTATGATAAGGTAATCACGCAGTTTCGACCTTATCTGAATCCTCTGGATACTCTTTTGCGTTATGTAGAACAAAGACCATGGGACGGTGATCCATCATTAGAAATCAAATGGGGGGCTAATGACGTAAAAGCCGTTTCTACTTATCTATCAAGTGCTTATGTACAAAACACATCTTTGGCTGCCGCTGACATAGTTGTTGCAAATGCTCAACTTTTTGCCACTTCGCAGACAATCAAAGTTATTGGAGGAGTAAATGAGGTGGATACCTTAACTGTTAGCGGAGCCGCTACTGTTGCCGGACAAGTCCTCATTACGCTTAACGGTGTAGAGCAAGCCGTAAGTGTATTAGCTACAAGTACCGCTATTAATATCGCTGACTTGATAAGAGCTACCGCATTCACTAACTATACGACTGGTGGGACTATCGGGACTACCTCTGTAACGTTTACCGCTACTCAACCCGGCGTTACCTCCGCTCCTACTTTCGCAGCAAACGGAACCGGCGCGGCTGCTTCTTTCGCGGTTAAAACTGCCGGAAGCACTGTTATTGGTTATCTTGCTGACGGAGCAACTGCCGACACACGACCTTTGACGCTTTATGTACAAGCAAGAAATTACGGGACTAATACATTAACGGTGGTGGCTATTAACGGCCCGAAAACATCGTCTACCGCTGTTTCTACTTATGTTCCTTCATTGCCTGCCGGAGTCTCATTATATCGTTTAGGCCGTGCTGCTGCTGAACTTGATATTACGACTGATGCTTACAATGCTATTCCTACTTTCGTGGGTAATTACATGCAATCGTTCAAATCTCAGGTAACGGTAAGTAACTGGTTTAAGAAATCAAAGAAAAACGTCAAATGGGATAAGGTAGATATTGAAGATGCTGCTAAATTCGAGTACAAACGTGAGATTGAGGCAAGTTCTATCTATGGCGTCAAAGGAAATACCCGTGACACCGTGAAGAATGCTGACGTCTTAACGTGTAATGGTATCTCGAGTTATATCACACAGGTTTTTGAATATCAGATTCAGAATGTATCTAAAGTTGGTGGATGGGATAAAAATGACCTTATCCTATTCCATGAACAGCTATTTAGTGAGAATGTCGGTTCGAATAAACGTATCGTATTTGCTGGCAAATCGTTACTGTCGAGTATCTCTATGATTGACTACACTCAATTTAAGGACTTGGAACGTGATACTAAGGTGATGTTTGGAATAGAGTGGGATACCATTAAGACTATTTTTGGTACTACTTACTGGGTGCACATGCCTTTAATGGATGAGATGGGCGAAGCTACCGAAGGGTACGCTATTGATCCTCAATACTTGTATAAGTACTCATTTGAGCAACAAAACGTGAAGAATCTTGACCTCGTAACTTCTGGTATTGCAAATGCTGATGCAAGTGTTACTACTGAAGTAATGTGTCCGGCTTTGGCTTATCCAAAATGCCATATGAAGATTCATCTCAATCCAATAGTACTTAATACTTAAAAGCCCAATAAAGGGAGGGTAAAACCTCCCTTTATTTTTATAATATGAAAATATACCAAAGTGCGCTTTTGAACTGCTCTATTATGTGTAAACATAAAGGGCAGGCTTATAGGATAAGTTTCCAACATGGCTCTTTAATGGGAGGTAGGACGTTTGGAGGTGTCTATCTGACTAATGACGTTAATGAACAAAAAGCCATAGAGTCACATAGGGACTTTTTAGAAGGAAAGATAAAAATACATTTTCAAGACCCCGAACCTATAGAGGAGCCTAAGAAAGAAGAACAGAAACCGGCAGAGATATTCAAAGGTATAAAAAATGGACAGAGTGCTTTGATAAAACTCAAAGAACTTGGTTACACCGAAGAAGAAACGGGTTATACTCCGGCAGAGATAGCCGCCTTCTCTAAATCTAAAGGATTTTACTTTCCAGACTGGCTAACATTTACAAAATGACCATTTCAGACTTGATAAGGCGTGTAAAAATCAAAATGGATGAACTTACGCCTTTTGGCGAAGGATTATCTATTACCGATCCCTCTACAGGGGCTTCTATTCCCGTTACATCTGGATTAGTCTTATTGAGACCTGAACTTTACGAGAAACCCATTGAGACATACATTAAAGAGTCTATCTATGATGGCTATTATGCTTTAGTAGCTATTGCCCCTTATCATATTACGCCGGTTAAATCATTAACCGGAACCGTTGTGTTGAATGCTGATAGAAGTGGCACTTTTACGTTGCCTTCTGACTTTTATGAGCTAAAGGATTTTAAGTTAGTCGAGTGGGAGAGACCCGTAACGGTTACTATAGACGAGAATGACCCTCATTATAAGGATCAATTCAATATTTACACAAGAGGGAATATCTCTAAACCTATATGCGTGCGAAATAGCGACAATCTAACGATGAGTCTGTTTTCTATTTCGTATCCTATCATTACGATGACATTTCAGAAAGGTTCTTATGTCCCTGATCTTGTCTTATCAGTTACCGCAGGCGGCCAGATAGACCCTAACGGGATGATAACGTTAGATGAGGATTTCCTAAGACCTTTAATTTGGATGATAGCCTCAATAGTGTATGATATTTATGAGGCTACGGATTTAGCTAAGATAGCTTTAACCCATGTAGCAGAATTACTATGAAAATAAATAAACTCCTTACCCGTTCGGCTCTTGGGATACCTTCTGATACAGAGATAGACGTCTTCGACAGCGTCGAGTCAAAGAGTGATTCAGAGATACTTCTTTCATGCAAATACGCATGGGAGAAATTAGAACCGTTTAGGGAGAGAAGAAGACGTAACTATAGATACCTATTTGGAAAGCATTGGGATGACATGGTTGAGGACGTGAACGGTAGTTTAATAAAAGAGGAAGAACTTATAAAAAGACGCGGAAGGGTTCCATTAGTCCATAATCTGATAAGACAGATATTAAAAACCGTTGTAGGTCAGTATCGGTCGAACAAAACACAAGCCATAGTCTCGGTAAGAGATACAGATGAAGTGAAACTTGGAGAGATGATGAGTATCGCTCTACAGTACGTTAATCAGGTAAATCAGAAAGAACAATTAGATGCAGATGCTCTTTTGGAGATGTGTACCTCTGGAGTGTGTTTTCAATCGGCAAAATATGAGCTTTTGCCTATGAGAGGGACTCCGGATGGATTTGTTGAGAACCTTAACACCGCAAGGATGTTCTGGTCTTCTAATCTGGAAGACCCAAGAGGATGGGACTTAAAGATGATAGGGCAGATTCACGATTTAAGAATATCCGATGTAGTGGCCGCTTTCTCAAAAGGAAGCAGAAAGAAAGCTATTGAGATAAGAAAGACATACTCGGAAAGTGGAGCCGGCATCTTCCATTATTCACAACATGATAAGTTTGAATTTTTAGTTCCCGCTAATCCAAAAATATGTAGAGTAATAGAAGTATGGAGAGAGGAAACTAAAGAGATGTTTCAATGTCACGACCTATTAGAAGGAAAATTATATTGGGTTAACCCTGAAGATATTAAAAAGATAGACATACAAAATGCAGAAAGGATACTCGAATATCAAAAGATTGGAGTAGGAAAAGAGGATGCGTTACTTATAAATTACAAATGGGGTATCCATAAATTCTGGTATTATAGATTTCTCACTCCGTGGGGAAATATCCTTGACGAAGGAGAGACTCCTTATTGGCATAATTCACACCCATTTACATATAGATATTACAATCTGTATGATGGCATGCCTCATCCTTTTGTAGAGGATATGATTGATCAGAATAGAATGATTAACAGGATGCTCACGCAGTGGGATTATATTCAGTCCACGAGCGCAAAGAATCCGGTATTTTATGACTTACAAGCCTTAAAGGGGACTACGCCAGAACAACTAAAAGAAGACTATCAAACGCCAGGCGCAATGATAGGATTCGATGTGCCGGCCACAAAGAAACTAAGTGATATGTTCGTGTCCGAGAAAGGGACACCACCTAACGTAGGGACGTTCGACATGGTTAGCCTTATGTCTCAATTCATGGATACTATCTCTGGTGTTCATGGAGCTATGAGGGGAGAGGAGCCCGCTTCCGGTACTGCGGCTTCTTTATTTGCCCAACAGACACAACAGTCAGCCGTTAATCTGGTTGATCTATTCGAGTCTTTTCAGCTTTTTAGAGTTGATGGGGATACTAAGATGATGAAAGTCATCCAACAATATTACGATAAGAAAAAAATCATACGCGTTGCCGGTGAAAACTATTCAAAAGAAGCAAGCTATTACGATCCAGATAGAGTAAGGGATGCAGAGTTTGACCTTATAATCAGTGAAAGCACTTCCACGACAAGCTATAGGGGCATTATGGATAACTTCTTGTTAGAACTGTTTAAGGAGAAAGCCATAGATATAAAGATGATGCTTTCAAATGTGACATTCCCATTTGCGGAAAAACTATTACAATCCATAGAGTCAGAAGAACAGCAGCAAGCACAGCAGCAAATAGGACAGGGGCAAAGTGGGGGAATAGGTGGGGTAAATGGGGGGAATGCTTCACAACAGCCACCCCAACAAGGGCAATTACCCCAATATTCTCCACAGCCATCCCAACAAGGGCAGTAAGTATGTAACTAAAAAGTAGTCGCACATAGGTCGGGGATGGTCGGGAATGGTCGGGAATATTATTAGTCAATAATTTAGATAGATGGAACAAAAGGATAACATAATACAACTTGGAAGCATGAACTTAGCCGCTTCTTCTGCTATCGTCAACGACGGAGGCATGGAGGAGATAATGAATTTACGGCATAAGAACGGTTCATTGCGTCCGATAGGTACTATTCCCAATGCTCTTTTTGAATCTAATTTGGCCGGCTCATTCGTTGTTGGAGTATCTTATTTAATCCTATCAATAGGAACGACTGATTTTACTCTTATTGGAGCTGCTTCTAATACTATCGGATTGACTTTTGTAGCTACAGGAGTAGGATCGGGCACTGGCACGGCTGGAATACCTTCCCAATACATGAATGGTGTCTCTAACCCCTATATTCACTCTAATAACGACTATGAGCATTGGTTGGGAGTAGTTAATGGCAATATAACATGGTTTGCATCAAACATAAATGGGGTGATTACTATGTTAGCCGCACCTATTGTTTTGCTTGCATGTACTAATCCAAAGATTTCATCTATTAAAAATATCGTCTCTGTGGCTTGGGTCGATACCGAAGTACATAGAATGTTTCTGTTTTGGGACACACCCGACGGAGCTTCTTATCCGTCTTATCAGGTTCTTGATCCATCGTTTTTAAATCCGGCATTTAATTTTTACTTATATGCTTTGATAGAGGAT